TTGGTAGTATGCCTCAGTTTCGTCTTCCCGAATGGTATCCTCATAATACTTATCCTCATAGTTCGGACCTTTGGCGAGGCACTCTTCGATAGCCGAAGAGATGAAGTGAGGACGCTTGATGAGGCTGCGAAGCTGTTGGCGATTGAACCTGTGACGTTCGATAACATACTCGCAGTCTTCGATAGAAGTAGCGGAAGGGTCGGGGTGAAAGTCCCAGAGGGATACCATTTCGATGCGAGGAACTACACGTTCGTATGGGCTATACTCACGCTGCCCATTATCATCTCGTTCCCACTTATGTACCCGTTTATTAAAATTGAACGGTCCCTTGACGATACCCGTTCCGAAAAGCGAAGCTTCAAATATTGATTTGCGAAGAACATTAACTGCGTTGGTGTCTAACAACTGGTCGTGGATAGTTTTCTCCATCCGACGAGCAGCTTCTTCAGCAGGACTAATCTGAGGTTCGCCGAGCTTGGCTTTACCCTCTACAAGCGGAAGTTGCCCGTATTCGCCCTGTAAGCCTCCTAGAAAGGCTTTAGGCTGTTCTGCCTGCATAGCACCGGGGCGAAGCTCTCTACCGTCTCCTGCAAAGCCGTAGGGGTCTTGCTGGGTCATTTGGTCGAGAGGCGTCTCCATGTGGGCAAATTCAGCGATACCTTCCGGAACCGGGGTAGACTCGACAACGAGGGGAAACTTTTTGTTCGTGAACAAGATGTCGATAATCTGACCGAAAGCTGCAAGAACCTTCGTTTTGGTTATGCGAACAAACACCTTAGACCGCTCCGAATCCCGATATTGGGTCGTCGAGTCGTAGATGCCACGAAAGTTTTTATAGGCTTGAAGCCACCGCTGTTCGTGGGCGTAGCGTCCGTTTTCCGCATCCTCGAACTTAGACTTAACATATCCGGCTAGGCCGGGCATAAACTCGTCAGGGTTCGTGACGCCAATCTGTGTGTCGTCTTCCGGTTGGAGGAAGTTATCTTCTGTTGCCATGATTAGTAATCGCGTTCTTCAGCCATTTTCATTACGGACGGGTCGACTGCCTTTTTGCTCATCTTCTTTGGCATGTCTTCCGTCAGAACATCGGTCTTGGCGCGAGTGTCGAACTCTAGGCCTTCCCGATACAGCTTGCTTTCACCCATGTTCGCGTCGACCGAAGTCTTGTCCGAACCCATGATGTAAGCTGCGCCGTAATTGTAATTGTTCATCGGCATGGTTTTCTCCTGAGGATTATAGGGTTGGGTTTAGGAAGCCTTGGTTTTCTTGAGGGCTAGGGATGGGGGCTTCCGGAACCGCATCCACCGTTCCCATTTCTACGTCTCGTTTGATTACATCGAGACTTTCATCTACGGGTCCTTCTTGAGCAGGAATGAAGTCTTGGCCTGCGTAGGGACCTGCCATACGTTCAGGGTCTTGAGCCACTTCTAGTTCGCGCATTTCTGCTTCTGTTTCTCCAGCAGGAGATACAAAGCCTACGTCCTCTGCCATAACACCCAGACCTAAAGGAGTTTCTTCGAGAGCAGCACCGAGAATAGCTTCCGGCACAGACGCACCAGCTTCCCTGTAGCCTTGATAAGCCAAACCTGCTCCTGCAAGAGGGACAGCCTTCAAAGTTGTCTTTCCTACACCTTTTATAGAAGCAATAACCTTTTCTAAATCTAAATTATTTCGCTTTAACGTGTCTTGAAGTTCTGGACTTGCCATAACGCCTTTTTCAGATGCAGTTTCGAACCCTATGTCTATCTCTTCTGAAGAAACTGGTTTTTTTGGAGTCACAGCTTCAATCTTAATTTTTTTAGATGGTTCTACATATTTAGCATTTAGGTTTCCTATTTTTACAGGAGAGTTTTCATCTTCAAAAATAACATTACCAGATATAAAATCTGTATCGTAGGACAGCCTCTGACCTTCTGGAATATCTGCTCCTAATTCTAAAGCTCGTGCTTCTTGAAAAAGCCACGCATCCATGGCAAACGGAACATCTGTCGATGCTTCAGCGTAGAATCCCGGAGCTAAAGCTATGTAGTCTTTTTCTGCACCTGCACCTTTGAGAACTGCACCAACAGCTCTACCTCGTGATGCTGCTACCTTATCACCTTGACCGGGAAACAACGTGTATGCGGTTGTCGCGTGCATTCTTCTTAAATCATAAGCTTCCTGTAATGCGTCAAGCTTTACTCCATTTTCCATATCTTCCATAATTCCGGGAACTTTAATCTGTTTAACAACACGAGTCATATCTCCAGTAGTTATAGGAGAGCCATCTGGATTTACAAAAAGATTTTGACCACCTGCATTTAATCCTTGTTGCATATAATGATATGTACGAGGACCTATAGCGATGTTTAAATTATTATCCATTTTGACACCCGGCGTATCTGTGTCTAAATAGAAACCCCAAGATTTACTTAACTTTTCGGGAGGACGAAGAGCGGAGGCAGGTGCGTTAGCTATTTCTCCGGGTCTCAAACCTAAGTGCATCTGAGCAAAGAGTGCATTTACGACGCCTATGTCTTGAGGATTTGCTTTTGCGTAGTTTTCTAAAGCAACTTGAAACTCTCCAAGTTTTCCCGGATTAAAGGTGTATCTTGCAGATTTAGGAAGAGGCTTGTCCGGATTTATAACACGGTCGGAGGCTAGAGGCATCCCCTGAGGAAATAACTGCACTAACGAACCTTGACGCTTGAGCTGGTCTTGTAAAGTAAATTCAATAGCTCTGAACTTAGAGTGTATAGTTCGCCGCGAACCTACTTTATCTGTGGTATCAAATGCTTTAATGAGAGGATTAGTGTCATCATCAGAAAAGCTATCTATAAAATTAATGGCTGGTTCATCAAGATAAGGCTTGAATATTTCGGCAACTTTACCTTTACCTGTAAACGTAGAAGACCAGCCTTTAGAGCCACTCGCCTTCTCATATGCTTTGATAACGTCCCGTAATGTAGACGTCTGAACGTCCATAAGTTCAGGAAGAGTTGTGAACTTTGCGCCACTTTGTAAATTGCTTTGTGTAGCCATCAGTAACCAAACGTGTTATCGAAGGCTTGGAACGTCTGTTCCTTAATGCCTTGCAAGGTTTTATGAATCGAGGTGTAACCGCTGGTTCGCGTCATCACCATGTAACGCAGTGCGTCGTAAGCGTGGTCCTCTGCTTTCGTATCGACATCCTCACTGTTCGTTTTGGACAGGGGGATGCCGGATAGTTGAGCAGAAATATGTTTGCAGTTGGAAAAGATACGGAGGCGTGGTTCTTTTGTGTAGGGGTCGTCTGCAAGCCGCCTGTGTATTTCCATTTTTCCTTGAAGACGGTTGCGGTCTGACGGTAACCACCGTACACCAGCCCTCATCATCGTTTCTGCGATAGAAGGGCCGAAGCCTGTCTTATTCCAACATGAGGCGTCTAGAACTGTGTAATGTGGAGTTGGGTCTAGTTCCTCACATTCTAATATTTTATCAGCTAATTGTTCGGCTGTCAAGTGTTTTACATAAAGCTCTCGATATACCCAGATATTATTATCCCAATCGATAGCACCCCATAGGACACACGAAGGACTAGAGTAGCCATAGTCGGCTGCTCGTATACGGGGCCAGTTGGTAGGTAAGTCGAAAGGTTCGACAATGTGCCTCACTCGTGAAAATTCTGGGAAAGCCGCTCCCTCTGCTACATCCCAATCCCCATCCAGAAGTCTCTTTCGCTCTACTTCCGGGAGCGACCTCAGCATGGCCTCATATTGACCGTCTGCCATGAGGTAGGGGTTGTCAGTCAACCGCGCCGGAACGAACTTGCGAAAGAACAACGGCTGACCTGCTTTTTCGTGGCCTTCGGGCCACACGAACATCTTTCCTGTTTCGGGGTCGTCTGCTCCGAACCTCCTGTTGGGTTCGTGGCGGTCGATGTACATCTTCTTGACCCACCAACCTCCGACACCGCCGGGGTTCGCTGTGCAGCGCATCGACAGGTTCTGTTGGAGTTCGGGGTCTGTCGAACGAAGACGCGAACGGAGATAGTCCCACAC